GCTGAGCCTGTGGCGTGGATAGTCCATGCCCGAACTGGTGATCAATTAACCACATACAGCGACTATGTCGCTAATGCTGAGGGGATATTAGGCCTACATTCGACGCCGCTCTACACCGCCCCGCCAGCGCCTGTAGTGGCTGATGAAATAGCTGCCGCGCTTATCGTAGCGATAGAAAAAGAGCAAGAGCGCTTATTCGGTGAAGATTACCTGATGGATTCAAAAGACTGCGTTGATGTAATTCGCGAGGAAGCGCGGCGCTTTAACGCCTGCCGCGCCGCCATGTTTCAGGGTAAGGAGTGAACATGCAGATTTCACCGATTACTCTTCGCGCTGCTCAGGAATTTGTCGCCCAGCACCACCGACACAACAAACCGCCTCGCGGCCATAAGTTCAGCATTGGCCTGAAAAATGAAGATGGTGAACTTATCGGGGTGGCTACAGCAGGCAGGCCGGTTGCCAGACACTTCGACGATGGCCTGACGATTGAAGTAAACCGTACATGCACGACAGGCGAGCGCAACGCTAACAGTGCTCTTTACGGAGCTATATGGCGGGCAGCGAAGGCTATGGGATACGTTCGCTGCATTACCTACACCCAGGCTGATGAATCAGGGGCATCTCTGCGAGCTGCTGGCTTTGTTCAGGTTAAGGAGCTTCCAGCCAGAAAAGGTTGGGCTGCTTCAAGCGTTGCGCTGAAAGATAAGCGAGACCCGATAGGCAATGGTGGTGTTTCTCGGGTTCTTTGGGAAATCAGGAGGGGTGTATGAATAATATTACGAATGAGCAATTGGATGGACTGATTAAGTCAGCAGTAAATTCTTCTGGCCCACTGCCTCCTGACGAGAAATTTTCACAGATAGTTTCCGCCTTACGTGAGCTGCGTGAGTTGAGAGCCGCCATGCTTCAGGGTAAAGCCGAGCCTGTAAGCCAGCGTGATGAGTTGCCTGAATTACTCGAAGGCATGGAAGTGTCAGTCGATGTCAGTACCTGTGATTCAGATGCTGGGCATCGTTACTTCGGAACTGTCACTGAAGTATCTGAACTGGAGGGAGCGAAGCACGGACTCATTTTGCTGGTTCAGGATGCGGAGCCGAACTTCAAGCCCGCTGGCAACTCTCCGGTAGCTCCGGATGGTTGGATTAAGTGCAGCGAGCGACTTCCTGAAGAAACGAAAGAGCCTGATGGTGGAGCAACAGGATACCTTGTGTTGTATGCAGAGGGAAAAGAGCCGAATGGTGGCTTCAGTGTTGGGGTATGGAATGTTACGTACCTTCGTCAGTGGTGGCGGGGCTTTATAACCCACTGGATGCCACTTCCATCAGCACCGCAGCAGGAGGTGATTGGTATCGACCTTGCCAGCGGAAAGGATGTATCTGCTGAGGTTGTTATTGAAAATGGAAAGGTTTTATCGCATGGCTAAATCCCCAGCAGAACGCAAAGCCGCGCAGCGCGCCCGCCAGTCCGCCGCGGGTGAGCGCAAGCTTGAAGTGGTTCTCGATGCTCAGGAACTGGAAATGCTGGAGCGGAACTGTGCCGCCCGGCGCCCTGGTCGTGCGCCGTACGAAATGAGCGAGTATATCGCGATGCTGATCCGCCAGGACGACGCCCGGGTGCGCGGTCACATCAAAGCTATCAGCACCAATCGGTGCGGGAAGTGCGGCGATGCGCTGCCGGTGAACTCCTGCCCGTGTGCCGGTGATTCGGCATGCTGGGTTACGCAAGGCTGGCACGAAACGAAGTTGGTGATGTGACAGGTCACGCCGTATTGACTAAATCCTTACATGATTATACTGTTTAAACGTACAGTATTTTTATGTGAGGTTCCATCATGGGCTTTCCATCTCCCGCCAAGGACTACGAAGAGACAACCCTGTCTGTTCCGGTTCTCTGCAACTACGACGGTAACTGCCGTACGATTGAGACGTCGCAAGGTTTTGCCGTCATTAACGTTTCGATGAAACCAGAGCAGGGCGATACCGTTCTGGTTTCTTTCTGCGGTCATATCCAGTTTGCCGTTGTGCGTGGGCGTGCGTTGATCACCGACGACGGAGAGGCTATTGAAGGCGACGCGCTGGATGATGCTGTGATACAGGGCGTAGTCACTCACCTGATTAACCGGGTAAGGAACTCCGACGACGGCATTCCCGTTATGTAACATTTCCGCCACCATGTTACTATTACCATAACGGTAATTATTACCCTGGTGGTTACAATGCCTGCTGAGACAAAAGCACACAAACGCAAATCAACGCAGTATAAGCCCCTGACAGCAATGCAGGAGGCTTACTGCCAGTCGTACATCCAGACGCCAGAGAACCAGACTCAGGCGGCCATTAACGCCGGGTTCTCACATAAGACTGCACACGTCAAAGCCAGCATCATGATGCGTGATGAACGCATCCAGAAACGGATCGCTGAACTGATGGAGGGACGCAATAAGCGCACGCGCGTCAGCGCTGATTACGTACTCATGCGGCTGGTGGAGATCGACCAGATGGACGTGCTGGACATCCTGAATGACGACGGAAGACTGAGGCCGATCCGCGAGTGGCCGAAGATATGGCGAACCACGCTCAGCGGATTTGACCTGTCCTCGACCATCATGAACATGGATGAGACCACGATTGAGACCATCCTCAAAAAAATCAAATGGCCTGACAAGGTGAAGAACCTCGAACTGATTGGTAAGCACGTCGACGTCAACGCGTTCAAAGAACGCCTGGAGGTTTCCGGCACCGTCACCATCGCCGACCGTATGGCCGCCGCGCGACGCCGCGTCAAAGAGCAGGCTGGTGGTGAAGAATGACAGCCGCAGCCATGTCTCCGGAAGAACAGCTTGTCGAGGATATCGCCTCGTTCACGTATGACCCGCTGGGTTATGCGCTGTATGCGTTCCCGTGGGGCGAGGATGGCACAGAGCTGGCGCATGCCACCGGGCCGCGTAAATGGCAGGCAGATGCCTTCAGAGAGATACGCGATCACTTACAGAATCCAGCGACACGTCACCAGCCTCTGATGCTGGCACGCGCATCCGGTCATGGTATCGGTAAATCCGCATTCATCTCGATGCTGATTAACTGGGGCATGTCCACCTGTGAAGACTGCAAGGTGGTGGTTACCGCCAACACCGACAATCAGCTGCGTACCAAGACCTGGCCTGAGATCATCAAATGGTCCAACCTGGCTATCACGAAAGAGTGGTTCACCTGCACCGCTACTGCGATGTACAGCAACGATCCGGGCCATGATAAACGCTGGCGCGCTGACGCCATCCCATGGTCTGAACACAACACCGAGGCATTCGCCGGCCTGCATAACGAGCGTAAGCGCATCATCGTGGTATTCGACGAAGCATCGAACATTGCCGATCTGGTGTGGGAGGTTGCCGAAGGTGCGCTGACTGATGAAGACACCGAAATTATCTGGGTGGCGTTCGGTAACCCGACGCGAAACACCGGGCGTTTCCGCGAGTGCTTCCGAAAATACCGGCACCGCTGGAAGTGCGCACAGATTGACAGTCGCACCGTGGAAGGCACCAACAAACAGCAGTTGCAGAAATGGGTTGACGACTACGGCGAGGACAGCGACTTTGTGAAGGTCCGCGTGCGCGGGATATTCCCCGATGCGTCTGAATTGCAGTTCATCCCGACCGGACTCACCGACGAGGCGATGAAGCGCGTCGTCACTGCGGCTCAGGTAGCGCACGCTCCGGTGATTATCGGCGTCGACCCGGCGTATTCCGGTGTGGATGACGCGGTGATATACCTGCGGCAGGGTTTGCATAGCAAGGTGCTCTGGACCGGCAACAAGACCACCGACGATCTGATTATGGCGAAGCGCATCGCCGACTTTGAGGATCAATACCAGGCTGACGCGGTGTTTATCGACTTCGGCTACGGAACCGGTCTGAAGTCCATCGGTGATGGCTGGGGCCGGACATGGCAACTTGTCCCGTTCGGCGGTGCATCCACCGACCCGCAGATGCTCAACAAACGCGGTGAGATGTTCAACTCCTGCAAAACGTGGCTGAAGCTCGGCGGCGCGATTGACGACCAGGAGACGGCTGACGATCTGTCGGCGGCGGAATACAAGGTCAGGGTTGACGGCAAGATTGTCATTGAACCGAAGGAAGACATCAAAGAGCGTTTAGGGCGATCGCCTGGTAAGGGTGACTCGCTGTTGCTGACGTTTGCATTCCCTGTAACGAAGAAGGTTAATGATCCGCGACAGCAGCAGGGCAAGGCCATCACAGAATACGATCCATACGCATGAAAAAGCCCGCATTAGCGGGCTTGTTCGATTCTACGTGCAATGATTTGCCTCAACTCAGCGCGGATAAATTCTTTAAATTCCTTCAGTTGAAGATCGCTTTTGAGGTAGATGCTTTCCTGGTGGAAGTGCCAGTCAATGCCATCAGGAAGGATGAAATCCCACTGCACGTATCCCGCACCAGTAAAGTGAACACGTTGCTTTTTGAAAAGCTGGTTATCACCATCAGCGTTAAGCTGCGCCATTGCTAACAACTCGTTTTCGTGTGAGAAGTGTTGTTCTTGCATATTCGGTCCTTATTTATCCCATTCAGGCAGTATACACAAAGTCCGCGCATCGGCGTGCTGGTTGTGACATGTTACGGCGTTAAAATCCGTCGAATTCGTCTTCCATAATCTCACCTTAAAAAAATGCCCGGCGAACCGGGCGAAATGGAAGCAAGGGTGCCTTCCTTGGCAGTCACGGGTTTACAACACAACGTCATCGCAATGGCGCTCTGGTGTAAAAAGGGCGGTACCAGTTACTTCAAGGGATGGCGCTGGTACCGCCAATGTTACAGCTATCGTTACTGGCACTACGGTTATCACGGTCCTAAGGCGTGATTGGGTTGTGGTGGCCGGGCTGAGAATCCGGCTTACTGGTTGGAGCGCCCGCACCACCAGTGACACTGTCTTGAGGCGCCGATTTGTTACGGCTTGCCATGGGCGCTGTTTATACATTGGTCGCGCATCAGCCTGCGCATTCACCACAACTGAAAAAGAGCGGTCCACCTTCACCATGCTTTGCCTGCCACCATTGGGATTGGTTACTACGGCAGTCGAAGGGTACAGTTTTTCACGCCCGCGCTCTTTCAGTTGCATCCTCGTCTCTTCCGAGGTGTCACACCGTATCGCCACGATGGTGAATCGTCATGTCTGTGCATACCGTTCACTGACTTGCACATTCCGGCTACCCGTTCGGGGATAAGGAACACCAAGAAACCCCGCCGGACCGCTTCGACACATGTGCCATATGCCGTATTTCTCACATCTGAAAGCGCACTCCACCGTTGGATTTAACGACCAGGCTCAGAGGTCATTCACTGAAGCGCGCTTTAAGTTGTGTTCCGGTTACGTCTCCGGAGCGGTGCCATCTCCGCCGCCTGCATTATTTCGTTACCTGTAAGGTAATTATTGATGCGTAATATGTCAATATCCTACGCTAAATAAATCATATGTGGTTAAATTGGTAATTATTTATCAGCGTATGGAGTTATTGATATGTGCATGGGTAGCTCTCCATCAGTGCCAGCGGCACCGGAAGTGCAGGCAGCGCCGCAGGAGCAGGATGCTGCTGTCGTTGATGCTCGCGACGAAGAAACCCGCCGCCGTCGTGCCGCCGCCGGGCGCAGCTCTACTCTGCTGACTGGATCGCAGGGCGATACCTCAACTGCCAATACCAGCGGCAAAACACTGCTCGGTCAGTAATCGGGGTCAATGTCATGGCGGAAACAACGAAAGAGCGGTTGAACAAACAGTTCTCGCAGCTTGAAAGCGAACGTCAGTCGTTCGAACCACACTGGCGTGAGCTGAGCGACTATATCAATCCTCGCGGTTCCCGCTTTCTGACGTCAGAGGCCAACCGTAACGACCGGCGCAATACCAGGATCATCGACTCTACTGGCACTATGGCAGCTCGTACGCTTGCCAGCGGCATGATGTCAGGCATCACCAGCCCGGCGCGTCCGTGGTTTCGTCTGGCAACTCCCGATCCTGAGATGATGGACTATGGCCCGGTCAAGCTGTGGCTGGAGACTGTGCAGAACCGCATGAACGATATGTTCAACAAGTCGAATCTGTACCAGTCGCTGCCGCAGTTATACGGCAGCCTCGGCACCTACAGCACCGGCGCAATGGCGGTACTGGATGATGACGAAGACATTATCCGCACGATGCCGTTCCCGATAGGCAGTTACTACCTGGCAAACTCGCCCCGCGGCAGTGTTGATACCTGTTTCCGTAAGTTCTCCATGACTGTTCGCCAACTTGTACAGGAATTCGGCCTGAACAATGTCAGCGAATCTGTGAAAGGTATGTGGGAAAGCGGCACGTATGAGAAGTGGATTGATGTGATGCACTCAGTGTATCCGAACATCGACCGCGATACGGCAAAGCTGGACAGCAAGAATAAACCTTTCAAATCAGTTTATTACGAAGTTGGCGGCGACAACGACAAACTGTTGCGCGAAGCCGGGTTCGATGAGTTCCCCATCATGGCGCCGCGCTGGGAAGTAAACGGCGAAGACGTGTATGGTTCTTCCTGTCCTGGCATGCTTGCGCTTGGTCCGGTTAAGGCGCTGCAACTCCTGCAAAAACGCAAGTCTCAGCTGATCGACAAAGCCACCAACCCGCCAATGGTTGGTCCGACGTCACTCAAGAATCAGCGTGTTTCACTGCTACCCGGCGACATCACCTACATCGACCAGATGACAGGTCAGGATGGATTAAAGCCAGCATACCTTGTCAACCCGAGCACTGGCGATTTAATCACCGACATTCAGGATACGCGACAGACAATTAACAGCTGTTACTTCGTCGATCTGTTCATGATGTTGCAGAACATCAATACCCGCTCAATGCCAGTGGAAGCGGTTATCGAGATGAAAGAGGAAAAACTCCTGATGCTCGGCCCGGTGCTGGAACGCCTGAACGACGAATGCCTGAACCCTCTGATAGACCGAGCCTTCTCGATGATGGTGCGCAAGAACATGCTGCCACAGCCTCCAGACGTGATGGAGGGAATGCCTCTGAAGGTCGAATACATCAGCGTCATGGCGCAGGCGCAGAAGTCTATCGGTCTGTCCAGTCTGGCATCCACGGTCAACTTCATCGGTCAGCTTGCACAGGCCAAACCAGAAGCACTCGACAAACTCAACGTTGATCAGGCGATCGACGCATTTGCTGATATGTCAGGCGTGTCACCGACAGTCATCGTGCCGCAGGAACAGGTTGAACAGACCCGCCAACAGCGCGCACAGCAGCAGCAACAGCAACAAATGATGGCAATGGGGATGGCAGCAGCGCAGGGGGCTAAGACTCTCAGTGAGACGCAAATGAAAGATCCCAGCGCGCTATCAGCAATGGCTCAGGCAGCGGGCGGGCAGCAGCAATGACAGATTATGACGACGACAAACTGAAGGAAGAAAACGCGCGCAAGCAGCGCGATCTGTCTCAGCGTGAAATCGACGACATCCGTTTCGTCATGGACAGTAAACAGGGGCGCCGCGTCATCTGGTCAGTGCTGGAAAAGGGTCGTGTATTTTCCGCCATTCCGCCGATGGACGCGCTGGCAATGGCATTCAACGAAGGGCAGCGCAATCTGGCGCTGGAGTTGTTTCAGCGCGTAATGGCGCACTGCCCTGATCAGTATCTGAAGATGGCCGCAGAGGCCAGTGAACAGGAGTGAACATGAATTTATTTGAGCGTTTGCTGTATCGCCGTCTTTGCAATGAACAGCCTGCTGATGGCGGCGCAGCGCCAGCAGCGTCAGAACCCGCAGCACCTGCTGGCGAAAATCCGGCTCCGGCTGGCGAACCTGCACCAAAGGAAGGTGACACGTCACAACCAGGTGCACAACCAGGCGCTGACGGAGAAAAGCCAGCAGAAGAAAATCCTGCTGATGGTGAGAAGAAGGAAGGCGATAAACCGGCTGATAAGAAAGAAGACGACAAGCCCGAAGGCGCGCCGGAGAAATATGAGTTTCAGGCCGCTGAGGGCGTTGAGCTGGACACTGAAGCGCTGAAGGACTTCGAGCCGGTGGCGCGTGAACTGAACTTGACAAATGAGCAGGCTCAGAAGCTGGTGGACGCATACCCGAAAATTCTCGCAGGTGTACAGCAACGTCAGGCCGAAGCCTGGCAGCAGACCACCGAGCAGTGGGCGGCAGATGTAAAAGCCGACAAAGAGATCGGCGGCGACAAGCTGACATCTAACCTCAGCGCCGCTCAGCGCGCGCTTGACCAGTTCGGGACCCCTGAACTGAAAGAATACCTGAACACCACCGGGCTTGGTAATCACCCTGATCTGGTGAAAACGTTCGTGAAAATCGGTAAGGCCATGTCAGAAGACGGCATGGTAACAGGTAAGAATGATGGCCAGCGTAGTGCGGCCGAAGTGCTCTATGGCAAATAAGAGAGGAAATAAACATGGCTGTTAAAGGCTTAACTGCGCTGACGCTGGCAGACTGGGGTAAGCGCATCGACCCAAACGGGAAAGTCGATAAAATCATCGAACTTCTCGCACAAACAAACCCGATTCTTCAGGACATGCCTTTTGTTGAAGGCAACCTGCCGACCGGTCACCGTACAACCATTCGATCCGGCTTGCCATCTGCAACCTGGCGTTTGCTGAACTATGGCGTTCAGCCGAGTAAATCAACTACCGTACAGGTTACTGATGCTGTAGGCATGTTGGAAACCTATGCAGAGGTTGATAAATCTCTTGCCGATCTGAACGGCAACACTGCTGACTTCCGCCTGTCTGAAGACCGCGCATTTATTGAAGCGATGAATCAGCAGATGGCGCAGACGTTGTTCTATGGCGACTCCAGCGTTAACCCGCAGCAGTTTATGGGCCTTTCCTCTCGTTATTCCAGCCTGTCGGCAGGTAACGCGCAGAACATCATCGATGCTGGCGGAACTGGCACAGATAACACTTCTATCTGGCTGGTGGTATGGGGTGAAAACACTGTACACGGCATCTTCCCTAAAGGGCAGAAGGCTGGTCTGCAGATGGAAGATAAAGGGCAGGTAACGCTGGAAGACGCTAATAACGGCAAGTACGAAGGCTACCGCACCCACTACAAGTGGGATAACGGTCTGGCTTTACGTGACTGGCGTTACGTTGTGCGCATCGCAAACATCGATGTCAGCAACCTTTCAGATCCTGATGCTGCGGCAAACATTGCAAAACTGATGGTGAAAGCTCTGCACCGAATTCCTAACCGTGGCATGGGTCGGCCAGTGTTCTATATGAACCGAACAGTTGGGCAGGCGCTTGACCTGCAATCTCTGGAGAAAACCTCCCTGGCGATTAGCGTGAAAGAGACCGAAGGCGAATGGTGGACCTCTTTCCGTGGTGTACCGATCCGCGAAACTGACGCACTTCTGGAAACTGAAGCGCGCGTGGTGTAACGCCTGTTATTAACCTGTGGGCCTTAACTGGCCCATTAATGGAGAAAGAAGATGATCCTCGACAAACTGTTGATGTTCTCCGAAGCGCAGGCAGTTACGGCTTCCGCAGCTTCTACCGATGTAATCGACCTCGGACCTATTGACGGCACTCGCCGCGATATAGGTATCGGTTATCCGCTTGAGTTCTGGGCGATGGTGAATACCACTGCTACTGCTGACGGCGCTGCCACTGTGAACGTTCAGTTGCAGACCAGCCCTGACAACAGCACGTGGACCACTATCTATGATAGCGGCGCACTTGCGCTGGCTGCATTGACTTCCGGTAAACGTGTAGCTTCCGTCAAAGTGCCTTCCGGAGTTCTTCGCTATCTGCGTGTGAATTATTCCGTCGGTACTGGCCCGCTTACGGCTGGCGCATTCACTTCTGGTATTAACCTGGATGTTGATGCAAATACGCCGTATCCGATCCGTTCCAAAGTGACTGGTTAAGGGGATTTCGATGTCAGGTGAGAAACCAAAGTACCGCGTTCTGCGCCTCTCTCATATCCACAATAACCTGTGGCCGGAGGGATCAGAAATTGAATACGACGGCGAGCCAGGTAGCGCACTGGAACCCATCAACGATGCAGCGAAGGCGGCGAAAGCAAAAGCTACA